TTTCAATTTTTTCTTCAACATGATCTCGTTTATCATTAACTGGTGGTGTATCTTGTGTTTCTGTCACACCATAATTTATTTCTTCCTTTATGCTTCCTTTTTCATATGTTTCAAAAGACAATGTAACAGATACTTTACATGGGTTATCACTTTGGTAATCAAGATTGTAGATTGTATAATTTATTACTTTAAGATTTCCAAAAACATATTGGTAGACATAGTTTTGTAGTTTATTATCCATTATTTTCACTACAATGGAATTTATCATGTGTTTTTGATAGTCAGCATAATTTGTTTGTTTTAATACACCTATATATTTTTGATTTACAGTCAAATCAATATACTTGAAAATTCTAGATAGTGTAACAGAAGAATTGAATATATCGTTTTCTGTAAGGTAAGTTTCAAAGAATTCCAAGGTTAATTCCTTACAAGAATCATATTTTGGTGTAAGGAATACTTGTTCTATATTTCCATAAGACAAAGTTTCTTCTTCATATTCAATTTTTGGTACAGTAAAAGAGCAACAAGTTGGCAAAGAAATAAATTCGCCGACGTTCTTCATACTGGATTAAAACCTCAAATGCATCGGACAATTTGATTGATTTTAATTTCCAAAAATCTGTAAGATTAACAAGTGACAATTATGTTCTCCTTTGTATATACCAATCACCAACTCTATTTTCATCTGATTGACCATGAATAGATTGTTGTCTAAAGTCTGACACGAATTCCAATTTGTTAGTTTGTTTATTCTTTACAACAGTTACAGCATGACCATATTTTCCACCATCTGCATAAGAAATGTTGATTACATCTCCTTCTCGTAATTTACCATCAGTAAGCAATTTCTTTAATTTTGCTGCTCCTTTTCCACTATCTACCTTTTTATAGCCATAATTAGATAGATCTTGACTTTCACCATGACCAGCAGTATTACCTAGCTTTTCTTGTCCAGATGTAATAGCAGCTACAACATAAGTAGAAGTAGCACATAGACCATTCAATTCTTTATTATAGCCAGCAGTAATATAACCATTCTTCTGCAAATAGTTCACCACAGCAGCAGTATCACTTCTATCAACACCAGCAGCTTTAAGTTCAGACAATAGTTTTTGATAGTTTTCTTCCCTTTTGACATTATCACCTTTGAATTCTTCAAGTCTCTTTTTTGAGTTTTCTTCATTATTATCTAAATTACTTGTATCTACTCTAGTTTTGAGGCTATTGTCCTTGAAATCAATTTCATCATTGTAGCCATTTAATTCATTGGAATCAGTATTACCAGCAACCAAATACTTACCTTCATTATTTACATCCCAATTCTCAATTACTGAATCAATTATGAATGTTGCTGTTACAGTCAATTGTCCTGCATTGCCATCTCTTTTAAATGCTGGCTCTTGAAATGAACACAAATGACACACATAGCCAGTAGATTGTGAGTATCTTGTCGGCTTAGAATTATCTTCTCGCATTTTTTCATCAAACTGGTGAACTATAATCGTAATTCTATATGGGTTCTTTCTCCAAGATTTATTATGGATTTCATCAATAAATCTGGTAATAGCCATATTGTCTGTTTCTTCAAATGTAATTTCCAGTTTCCTAGAGCCTAAACTCCATACAGGAATAGTATATACAGTATCGCCAAGATACAAAGATCCTTCGCCAGCATGGCCTTCCATTTTTGGAAGATTTATATTGGTCAATGAAATTGCTAGTATCTCATCTATATTATAAATTTCTTCTATTTCAGTATAGAACTGGACCTTAAATCTAAATGGTAATTTAGGTCGCATATTCCAAAACTTCTGTATGCCTAATCCTAGCATGCTATATTTATGACTATCATAAATAGATTATGGCAACTAATTTTACAATGATTAATGGTGCAGCTGTTTCACAAGCAGATATACAAGCACAAAGAATGGCTGGCATGGAAGCAGCTAAAATGGCTAGTTTAAAAACAAATAAACAAACCCAAGAAACTGTAGAAGCACATTATACAACAGAATCTCTTCAAAAAACAGCAAAAGAGAATAAAAACAAGCCATTAACTGTTGAACAAGTACAAAAAGCAAGAGAAGAAGGAACAGAAAAAGCAACAAAAGCAATAGAAAAACATTCAAAATTAGCTTTAAACGAAAAGCCAGAACCATACAAATATGATACTTTAAAAACAGAAAAGAAAAAAATAAATTCTGAGCTTTATAGGGAATATGGCAACAATTTCTTTGAACTTACAACATATGATGGAAGTCCTTCTGACGATACACATCCAGTAAAAATGTACTCTTATGCTGGTGTACTTAAAGAAATACCATCATTCAGTATGTCTACTACTTGGGAAAAAGGCCCAGCATCAACCATTTCAGATACAGTTAAAGGATTTATGTGTTCTCCAATGATGGAATTGGGTGTAACACTTGGTGGACATGATAGATCTTGGATGAACTTAGACGAAGGAACTGATAGGACTTATGCTTCTACTTCTAGACCTTCATTCAATCTAAATTTCAAGATTTACACTACAGATACCATTGGTTCAACCAAATTGACATCATGGAAAAGTTGGTTAAAAGCACTATCTATATTTGCAGCACCAAGTATAGATACGAAGACTAACATTTATGAAATGGGTAGCAATGTACTTGGTGCTGCAGGTGGTGTATTGAATAATGCCAAAGATCTATTTGATAGTGCGAAAAAAACTTTTGCTGAAGACACTGATAAAAGCACAATAGAAAATTTTGTTGGTAAAATTGAAACTGTTGTAAATCAGGCTGGAACAGTAATAGCCAAAAGAGATAGTCCAAAAAGAGTAGAATCTACAGCAAACTCCTTGAATTACTATGGTGCTAAATTATGGTATCTTCGTATAATGCCATTCATATTCAAAAATCCACTTATTGTCTATATTTCAAATTGGGGTGTTACTTATTCAAAAGAAATGAACAATACTAACCCACTGAATCCAGAACCAATCTGGGTGGAATTTAAGATTACTTGCGAAATGGATCAGATCGCAAGTGCACCAATTTGGAAGTATTATTTACAAAATTAAAATCTTTCGTCTTCTTTCATCATCAAGTTGTAAATGTACTTGTTTGAAAGTGATAGTCTGGTTTCTAAAGTCAAGTCAAAATTTACCCACAATGGCATTGGTATTTCCTCAATTTCATCAAATTCAAACTGTGTACTTGGTGTGAAAGTAAAACCTGTAATAATCCAGTCAATTGGAAATGTTATTATTCCTGATTTTGTTAAACCAGTAGTTGTTATATTAACATTACTGTAGATTTTATCCATAATACTAAAGCTTACAGTAAAGTTGGCATTGTTTTTACCAGAAGATGTAGTAGCCACTACATTGCTATAAGCATTTTGCATCGTTTTGGCTAAACTAAATACAACATCTTTTAATGTTGAATTGCCTTTATCTTTACCATTAAATGTGTCAATAAATGATTTACCAGCACTTGTAAGTGTGTTTATTCCATCAGAAATTCCACCTGCCGCAGCAGAAAGATTTCTAAATGCTTGTGTACCAATTCCTTGTTCATTACCAAGAACTTCGTCAAAACCATGTTCTTTCATCCACGCTGCTTCAGTTTCATTATTTTTATTCAATCCTGTAGCAGATTTAATTGGCGAACAAATGTGAATTAGAAACTTTATGACTTCATTGTAATTTGTACAACCATGGACTTCTTCATTAAATGCTCTAAATTTAAGTGTCATTTTCAATGGGGAAGCATCACCAGCTACTTTTTGTTGAGTCCATGCATCAGAACAAATGAATGGTTGAAATCCTTGATCTTTATTCATACTAGCAAATGCTTTAATAAATTTGCTATTTACATAACCAGCAATCTTCTTACCAATCTGGGCACCACCAGCATCTGACCACGGTGTAGAAAAATCCAAGGAAATGTTTTCAAGCATTATTCCTTTAAAGCCTGTTATTTTTGGAAATTTCCAAAAGGATTGAAAATTGGCATTATAGAAATCGTTCTGGAATAAGTCTATAACAAAACCATTGTTTTTGCCTAGTGCAGTTCCTTTATAGGAAGTATTTCTATGTGGACCTGTACCTCTAACATTGTATATACTCAAACCCATTAGATACTCCACACAGCATTAGGTTGTTGATTACCATTAACATCTAATGAAGTATTGACAAGAATACCATCTAGATACTTATTGGTTTTTGCTAGTTCGTCTATAACACCGCTCATGTCAAAATTATTACTTACATTTATATTCTGTAGAGTGTTTGGCCTATTACCATCAGTTGCCACACCTCTATTTACACCAGTAGTATCATCAATCTTAATTTTTGACTTTTCTATATTCAATAGAGATGTACTTATGATGGATAGCATATTCAAAGTTTCTTTATGCATGTTTTCAAAACCAGCAATCAATGTAGTAAATGGATTTGAAGGTTCTTCTGCACGGGCATTGGTTTCTGTTTTTGGTGTTTCAATCCCTATCGCTGTTTTTGCTGTTGTTTTAAGGTTTTTGAAGAAATTACCTATACTATTCGTGATGTCATTTGATTTATTGCTATTTATCAATGTCTTCACCAGTTCATCCATTTTAAGAATGAAATTTGACATTACTGTACCGAATGTATTTCCAAGTGATACAAAACATCTATCCAATAGAGGTAGAATTGACTCTACAGAAGATTTAAATACATCTGCCAATCTACCATCACTAATGTAATCTTTTATTTCTACTAAAGTATCACTAATTTTTCCAAATAGTGTTTCAATGAGACTTGGCCCTTCTTTTTTTTCATCACCACCACCAGTTATCTTATTTACAACACCACCAACAAAACTTTTAACACCATTTACTGCATGTGAAGCCAATTCAAATGGTTTACTAAATATACTTTTAATTCTATCTACTATATTTGAAACGAGAGTGTCAATTACTTCAAATATACCATTCACAAGTCCTTTAGCTAAATTTGCTATAAAGTCACCAGGATTATCTATAAAACTTATTATCTTTTCACCAAGCGATTGTATTATAGGTATAACTGTATTTATTATACCATCAATTAATGGTTTTAATGTAGTGAATAACATATAAAATGCTACACCAAGTAAAGCAACCAATGGCATTATACCAGTGGCTATTGCTATACCAGCACCAGGACCCATAAAGAAGAATGACACAGCAAAGGAAATCATTGTAACACCCCTAGAGATTGCACTAATCAATCCTGCAATGCTATTAAATATGGCAAATGGATTACCGCCATCTTTACTTGTTACTGTTGTTGTTTTTCCTTTATTAAGTTCTTTTGCGAAAATTTTTGCTACTTTCTTTGGACTATTCCAGTTTTTATAGTATCTTGCTTTTAACTGTTCGTCATTCCTTCCAAATATAGTTTTTATGGCTGTAATCGGTTTCTTGACTATATTCTTTGCTTTATCTTTTATAGCTGTAATCGGATTTAATCTTTTCAATCTATCCTTGAAACTTCCAAAAGCACCACTAATCTTACCGCCAATTGTCTTGAATGGGCTTGTAATGGCTCCTTTAATTTTACCAAAAGCATTACCTATCTTTGTTCCTAGATTGCTTAATGGCGATACAAGTTTCTTAAAACCTTGATTGAAAGCATTACCTAGTTTACTACCAAGTGAATTCAAATTGAATGATTTAGAGATACCACTACCAAAGTTTTTTATACTCCCATTTAGATTATTTAAATCTTTATTGACTGAATTTTTGAACTCATTGACAACAGTCAACTGATTCTGCATGGAGTTCAATTGGAGTAATTGTACTTTTATGTTTTCGTCAACAGATCTTGTGGATTCAGCCATCTACTTTTACCTCAAATATATTTATTATAGCCAGAATTGCCCTTCAAAGCTTTGTTCGTCTTTTTCTTCAAGTGTTTCATTTTGATCTTCAAATGATTGTCCATCAATGTAAGTCAATGAATTGTCTGTAATCAGATTTGTTTTATCTTCCTGTGGTTTTGACCTATATCCACCCACCCAAGTAGCTTTGGTTCCTTCCCAATCATATTTGTGTGCTTCATTTTTAAGTTCTTGAATGTAGTTTTTTACAAATTCTTCTCTTTTATCTATTTTTTCTTTATAGTTTTTTCTAAATTCTTGATTCTTTTCAACAAGTTCCTGTTTTTTCTTATTTGCTGCTATTAACTTGCAATCATTACAATAAATGGCATAACCTTTGGCTATAGTTAAAAATCTAGTTTCTTTTCCACATTCAGGACAAATTCCTTCTCCAGGTTTTTTCTCATACTGGTCATAGTATTCTTTTGGTGTCATGTGATGTACATTAATTATGTGCTTAGTAAATCTTGACATCAACAATCTCTTGCTACTTGACTTTATAATCAAATGACATACAGGACATTCTTTACTATCATTCAAATTATTTGGGTCAAATCTATCATGTAGATGTGCCACACCTCTACAATGTTCACATAGTTTGGCATAACCTTTATCCAATGTATGGAACTTTGTTGGTCTTCCACAGTTTGTACAGATTCCTTCTCCTTCTTTTTTAAGGAATCTATCATAATAACTTTTTAATTCCAAGTTATGTTTGAGAGCTATATGATTAGAAAATGCCACATTAGAAGTGAACACTTCCCCACATATTTCACACTTGAAGATTTTTTCAGACATTTATTCCTCGTTAGTCAACAAATCCAAATCAACTGTTTCTACTTCAAATGTAACAGTGAATTTACTCAATTCAGATGATTGACAAGTAAACTCAGTACTACTAACATTATTCAGTATACAATGACCAAATTTCAATTTTGATACAACTTCGCCATTGTTTGTAAGATTTATTACTTCAATGGTATCTATACAATCCATTCTAACAAGTTCTTCACCTTTTAAATTGGTTTTGCCACATGTCTGTCCATGTCGCATATACCACATCCAAGAGTAGAAAGCATACCAATTCTTTCTTGCTTCATCTACTTGGAATGTGATAGTCAATGTTTGAAGATCTCTTTGACCAATTGTAGCAGGATGTAGTTGTCTTTCATGGTTATAGATGGAAGATAGCATTGGGATAGAAATATCTGGAATAGTAATGCTTTCAAGATACTGGTTCAAGTTGTTCATATTTAAACGATGGCCAGTAAAATTAGGAAAATTTGAAAAACGAACAATGAACTTGTTGTTATTGCTATTATTGATGTCTTCAATTATATCTTGTCCAGTCTCATTCCAGAACATTGGTTCTTTAGCCATAATTAAATCTCCACTTTAAGTTTAACTTGGTTAGATACATGATTCATAGAAGAAGTAGTGTCTATTAGATGTTGCGTGATTTCTGTGACATACAAGTTATCACTAATGTAATCGCCATTGGATTCAATGAATTTAACATCTTCAATTAGTTGTTCTTCACCAAAATCGTATGGTAATGACATTTCTTCTTCACTGTATTCGTTATACAATACAGATTTAATCATTGCACTACCTACATGCATGTTCCTTGATGTATAACCACCACTCAATAAATCGTATGTTTCACCATTTACTAGATAATCATTCAAATATGCAGAAGATTTCACAATATATTCAGGTGTTCTTATGCCTGTTATTACTTCGGCAGATGTAGACCAGAATATCTCATTATAATCTGTTGGATATTGGTCATATATTATAGCTGATGGTGCATTGGCACTAACATTGTTTAGATATAAATTATCTGTTCCCTGTTCATTTTCATTCCAGTCATAATCAACTCTATCTGTTCCACTGGGTAGAATATGTGGCTTTTCTTCTGCTTCAGGATTCAATTTCTCTGGATTACCTGTTACCAATCTTGGTATGTTGAATACATTGAACATCAACTTTTCTTGACTATTCAATGTAATGTTGAATTGTGCTATCGTAAATCCAACATAGCCAGTTTTGATATAATCATTTAGTTTTGGATTGAATATAACATAACCATCTTCATTTACAGAACTTTTTCCTTTAGCAGAGAATCTTATATGCATAGTTCGTTTAGTTACACCATCCACCCAGAACTGAATACCATTCTTCACCAATGAATCGTAATCGCTATTGTTGTATATGAATATGTTTGAAGTTTGAACTTCACTCCATATTATATCATCTTCATGATGTTCTTCTGTTCCACAAACTCTATGGGCAAGACCATCACCAGAACAATCTGTACACTGTTCTTTATATGGTGTATCAGCACTAGCACAATGGCATTCATGTTTCACATTGTTTATATCAATTGTATAACCAAGCCCACCACATTTAGAACATGGAATAAAACCAGCTCCACCACATTTGAAGCATTTCATTTTCTCATAGACTGTGGCTTGTGTACTAATCATCAATGTTGGTTGTGTATCTTCTTTCAATAGTTCTTCAAAATCAAATGAATCGCCAGTATTCAAGTAGTCAGATATGAAATACTCAAGTTGATCTTTAACAGTAATGTTGAATACATCAGAACTGATGTCTATATCATTATCACTTGTGATGATTATCTCTTTCACCCAAGTAAAATTAGGATCTTCTTGTACAACATACTTAGCCATTGTTAATTACCATACTTATAATTTATTTTCAGTCTAACAACAGGAATTTCGTTATCCATGCTGAAACCAACAATGTTATTGTTATCGTCAAGAATACTATCAGCAAAAACTGGTTTCATCATACAATACAAGTCCATAATCAAGTTGTCAATCTTTTTCCATTCTGAACCATTTATATCCAATGTTTCAAATTCATAACCAATATCATCTTTGTAATACTTTGTTAGTATTTTAGGTATGAACCACATCCAGAATGCTTTTTCAGTTAACTGGTTTTCGTATTTGTTTTGTAGAATACCTTTACGCATTATAGTTTCAGCTCTGGTGGTCTGGTCAAGTGTAGTTACAAAGTAAGGTAATGGAATTGCCCTATTGGCATTGTTTACTGTTGTAGAATTGCTAATCCATTCCACGATGTCTTTTTGTATATCTTCGCATTGCTTTCTATTCAATCCATAATTGAATGAATTGTTTATAGAGAAGTTAGATTTTGAATAGAAATCAACATCAATGGCAACAGACAATTCTATTCTGTTTATGTGGTTTTCCACGAAATCTGTAGTCTTAATTTCAAATGTGTTTCCAGTATTGATAACTATATTTGATTCTGTTTCATATACTTTATCTGTTGTCTGTATGTTTATTTCTTCTGTAACACCAGCATCGTTTATTATAGTCATTATCATAGATTTGTTCTTAATGTTATCTACACTAATCTTGTTACCGCTAGCTTCGTTTTTATTGAGAACAATCACATTGAACTTCGTATTACCATCTGCAGCATCTACAGTATGGTTCAAGTCATTGTTGATGTTGTACTTGAATATGCTATCTGTACTTGTGCTGGATAAAATTGGGAATGAGAATTTGACATTTTGTTGTCTTATTATGTCAGATACCCTTATGTCAACATCAACATAAGATGTTTCTGGTCGCTTAGTAAAGAATTTCACAATGTCTGATTTATAGATTTTCTTTCCATAGTTACAGTTATTGTCAAGCCATTTGTAAATCTCGTTTTCAACATCTATTTTATATTCTTGAAGTTTGGATAGGGAATCTACACTTACATTACCAACCACATCATAGTATTGGACTATTGGAGCAAATGAATAGATTTTGCTTCCCATAATCACTCTTGGTGTCATATCATCTCTAATCTTCTTGATGTTCTTCAACCACTGTTCACTTGGATTGTTCATATACTGAACATTGTGGAATGAATCGTAACTCAAAAGGAACTTCAAGTAGTCAGTAATATGTGATAGATAGTCCCTTGAAGGACCATATACAGTAAACATAGATTCGCTATTGGTGGAATCGTTCAATACATCAATTACACTATACACAGAACTCTTTGTATTGTATAGACTAGAAGAAATGGCATAGCATACTGTATTCTGTGTATATTTGTATGTCTTTTCTCCACCATTCGTAAAATCTTCAATCTCGCCTTGACCCCAAGCAATAGAATTCTTGACTTTGATTGGGGAACTTAGACCTTTGAAATAAGAAATGAAATCTTGAACAGAAATCAACTTGGTTCCGCTTGCGAAATACAATGGGGCATTGTTTTTTATACTCTGTTGATCTTCAAAATCTACACCATTAACGATGTCACCATTGAATACCAATCTTATATTGGAAGTAATGTCAATTGGTGAACTACCAGCATAAGTAGCATAAATTTTATTGTTGATCTTCAATTCGGAATCCAATGTACCAACAGTATTGCTATCTGCACCATCAGTCTCAATGTACTGAACATAGATGTTCTGGTTTTCGGTATTCAATCCATTAGAAACATTTATGCCATCACCGGAACTTCAATCTAATGGTCTTATCGCTATTTGTGGTCAATGAACATACATTTTGAATTTGTCCATCATTTGATGCTCTTTCTTGTATAACACCAGGATTAAGGTAAATAGAAGTATCTTCAATGTCATACAAGTTATCTTCATAGAATGCTTCATCTTGTGTCTGCCCGATTCCAACTTTAGTCCAAGAATTCTTCTTGTAGTATTGGTTCTTGTACCATCCATTTGGGTCACGCTTTCCATACCAGTTACTGAACTTTATGTTGTCAATGTCATAGAACTGATATGATTTACCCAATCTACTTGTGTTGTTTACTCCTGGAATTACTTCAACTTTTACTTCTCCTTGGAATACTTTTATTGGCAGCAAAGATGCATCATTGAAGAACTTCTCGCCAGACAATTCCAAGTAATTTACTGAATCTACTGGTTTTGAGAAATATAGTGTCTTTCTCCAAGTTGAGCTCTGCCCATCTTCAATGTCCTTCCTAGTCAATGTATAGGAATAGTCAGTATTCAATATGAATCTTCTTCCATTGTAAGACAAATTCATGTCTTCTTGTGGAAAATAGATAGTAGCCATATTGGTGTTCATCAAGGACTTTGGTAGAGGTCCTCTCAGAACAATCTTGACTTCTGCTTCAGCTGGCGTATTCCTAATTGGATTATAACCAAGGTTCTTTGCTAACTTGATTACACTACTATCCAACTTGGCAGTATCAATACATGCTTCTTCGGCAGTCCTTTCCATGTAATAAGTAGTCATGTCAACTGTAGCAGCCAACATCTCCATAAAGATGTAGTAGATACTAGCAGAAGACATGTTCTTGAATCTGGGGTCATTCTTCAACCTAGCAGTAAAATCTTCTAGTAATTGCTGATATGTAATTCGGACGTAATTCTTGTTCATACTTTATTCTTTTTCATTCTTGATCTTTGGCATGAAATATTCTGGTGTCAATGATAGAGGTACATTTACCTTGTTTGTACATTCACAGTCAATTTCAATGTAAGGTTTAATACCAAAATCAATGTCTACCATATAGTTGCTGAAATTTGTAAATGATAGAGCATCCAAGTTAATGATATAGTCATAAGCACGGGCAATGGATATGTTCTTACCATTTATTGCTTTGATGTAGCAAGCAATGTTCAACAACGAATCGTCAACTTCACCACTTGGAATATACTTCTCTGGTTCCTTTAGGATTTGGTTTTGAGAAACTTCATTACCAACAGTTGGGAAACCAATTTCAATTTCGTCACCGTTATCCATTGTATAACTTGTAGAAAAATCGTCTTTGAGGTATGTTACAATTACATCTTTCATTGTCATTTTGTACATACCAGATTTTTTACAATTTTCACATTTATACTTTACTGCAAATGGATAATCGTTATATGTCAAATTCCTAAGATAGAAAATCAACCAGAACTTATCACCAACCAATATATCGTTCACATTTACACCATGAACGCAGTGGGATAGTATACCGTTGATTACACCATCCATCGTGTCACTTGTCAATGTGGCTAGGTTCTTGATGTCAATGGTAGACAACTTCTTGACGAATATATCATTCTGGTAGAACTTTCCTTTACTTGGTAGAAGGTCCTTGTTTAGCATTTGACCAGATTGCTGTTGCTTTGCCAAGGCCAAGGCAATTTCTGCCATGTCACCGCCATTGTTCGCAATTTCTGTATTTTCTATCTTTTTAGATTGCATATTATTTTCCTTTCACTTCACAATGTAAAATTATTTGTTATGGTATTTATAATGCCCATTTTTGCTGCTTAATCCATAACAAAAAACGCCAGTAAACAGCGTTTACTGGCATATATGTTAAAATAGTGTAGTTATACTATTGTTTTATAAGACAAAGCCTTATGCTATTTGTCTGCTAAGTGCTGGCTAATTAAAATCATTGTCTATCTCTTTAATTTTTAGCCAAATTTTGTAATCAAAATTAAATAAAAAATTGTTCTTCATTCAAAATCCATTTCAATTTCATTAATTCTCAATTTAATCTTAAATTCCTTATAAATCCTGTCAATATCATTGCTTGTGTAATTGTTTCTGAAGTCATTATCAATTTTAAGTTCAATATAATTTGCCTTAAAAATTATGTGTTCATGTTTAGACCAACAAACATGGTTAAAACATAACAGAAAATCTTCAATATATTTTAGTTCTTCTTCTGTACCATGTGGTGTTATAATGTAAGAAGGTTCTTCTTTAAATTTATATTTAATTTCTTCTTTAAATTGTTTAATCAAATGTTTCTCAATGAAAGCCAACATGTAATATTGAATGAACATTTAAAAATCCTTATCTATTCTATCCAGTTTCTTTATCATTTTCAATTCTTTTAATTTTTGACTGATTATATCACATAGTTCTTTTTCAGTATAATTTGAATTTTCTAAAATTATGCAATTATATTTCCTGTGTTCTTTTAAATGATTTATATAATTTGCACCATCTAATCCATATGAAAGAAAACCAGTTAGATTTTCTTTGAACTCAATAAATAGGGGCAGGGGCATTTTATTATTTTTATTCAGTTCAACATATCTGTATAAACCATGGGCTAGTTCTTCTTCAAATGTCATTGGCTAAAAATCCTTGTTGATTCTGTTTATTTTTCGTTCTATCTCTAGTTCTTTTTTCCTATACAAAATGTAATCAATCTGTTTACACATTTTATCGTATTCGTCATAATTGTATGATTTATAGTCTTGTAATGAAAATAGTTTTATATTTGAATTTTTATCTGCTACTACTTCATAAGTGTTATTAGCACCAATTATTATATCTGGTGCTATTACCATCTTTTGAATACCGTGTATATGTGTATCACATACGATGACATACTGACAATTGTCTATACCAAGTGAAGATACACGGCGATCTTCTTCTATTGGTTGCCCAGCTGGAACACCATATGGATGCAATATAGAACCATATTTGTCATACAGTTTTCGGTATATTAACTGTTCTTCTCTCATTGTTGTGAATATAACAAAATCCACCATATTTTTCAATGGTGGATTTAATCTTTTGGTTATTGAAATACTTATCTCAATTTTTCAATAGTTTCCATAATCTTTTTTGCTTCTAATAATCTAAGTTTATAACTTGGTAATTTCATAGAATTTTGAATTGATGCCCAACATCTCCAAGTATTAGATTTGAAAAATCTTTCTGTTTTTTTGGATTCTTTTATATTATATTCTTTAAGGAAATTTTCCTTTAAAATTTGTTTTCGTGTTTTTTTGATAATTTTTGTGTGTTCCCAAGATACAACACCATAACGCCCATAATAATGCATTTCTTTATCTAATTGTTTTGGTGTTATCTTGTTGTTATAATGTTTTCTAATAATAGATGTTATTCCTTTACAAGAATATTTGCGACAATTAGATTTTTTTCTAGTTTTCTTGAATTCGCCATTTAATTCTTTTATTTTATTATTGGCAGCAGAATGTAATCTATAATGTTCTAACTTAGACATCAATACAATTTTATTGTAAGGTAAATGTTTATATTTACCAGCACCACGAAGTTCATCTTCACGATGTAATTCTATATATTTTGCTGGTGTTTTTTCAATTGCTTTTAATGTATATAATGGCTTACCTGTTTTCTTATTGATGATTTCATCTTTATGATGGCATATATATTGCTGTTTTGACTTAATTGCCTTATTATAATTTTCAATTTTTTTGTATGTTTCTGCGGATGTATATTTTTTTGCTTTAGTTATGCTAAACATAAAGTTCTCCTTATATTACTTGTTCTTCTTTCATTATTGTGAATATAACAAAATCCACTGAGTTTTTCAATGGATTTGGGTTTGGTTATGTCAAGAAAGAACTATGGTTATTTCTTTCGCCAATGTTCTATATCCCATTCAAAGATATTAGAGCAAACGAAATTATGGTCTATAATTTTAGTGAGATTTCTTTTTGTAAAATGTGCCATAAATTTCCTGATTCGTTCTTTCGCATAGTCCAATGTTTTTTGGTCTAATTCAATTCCATACACATTTGACAATGCCTTAACAGGATCTTGTTTACATTGAACGATTCTGCGATAAAGCATAGCAATTACGATATTACCAGCACCCATAGTCGGGTCCAAATTGGTTTTGGTTTCGTCATACCAAATAGAATTTTTATCTGATACTAGACCTGCTTTATCCATCATTTGTTCAATGATAGAATATGGAGTCCACACTTGGCCGAGATTCTTTTGAGTTTCCTGGTCAGTTTCGTAATGTGCGAAATCGTTATCGTAATCGTAAATTGTCATATTACATTAAAACCTTTTTAGCACAAGTAACACGGGCCTTTGCGAAAGCCAAACTTCTTTCCTGCTTATGGCTCAATTCAATTCTCTTATTGATTTTTGCCCATTCAGCGTCAAACATTTTATGATACATTTTGTCCTGCTTTGCAGTGAAAGTCTTACGCATTACCATAGCCTTTGCGTTAATCTTTTTAATTTGTTCATCAACATTAGACTTAACATTTGTCTTAACTACAGTTTCTTTTTTCCGTGGTGCTGCTTTCCAACCAAAATTAGCCATTTCCTGATGGATATATTCAACTTCTTCCTTAGTCAAATTGAGCTTATTGGCAATTTCAGCTTCAGTCCATTCGTGTGTGTAATCACAAAGCCAAGGAATCATAGCAAGAACCTGGTTATTATTTGCGTTATTGATTTTGCTAATATAATGTGCGAACATTAAAATATCAGTTTCACATGCAGAAACAAAATTCTTACATTCTTTTACAGTAGCAAAATTCCAAAATGAAACCGGACTTGATTTTGTTTCAGCAGGTTTAAAACTAAAATCAGTTCTTTGATCTTCACCAAATAAAGTAGTCCAATCCCACTTAGGTTTATTGGTTTTCAAATCCTGATTACCACGAATCCACTGTGCTCTTACATAGTATTTTTTCTTTAAATCAATTTTATTGTGGTCATCAATGTTACCAAATTTTTCATTCCATACATTAAATTTATCCCAAATAGATTTGGCAAGTTTAGCATTTAAGAAACGTTCCATTCTGATAGTTTCATAATTTTCCTTATTTCCTTCGCCAAATACAAATACACCAACTTCATTCGCTGTTAATGCTCCATCAAATGGATTTCCGATAAAAGTATGAAAAACCAAATTGTTACAAGTATTCTTTTTAAGATTATCCAAATAATTTGAATCTTTGTAATTCTTTACCCACTGTGTCGGGCAGAGCCAAATTACACGATTATTATTTACATTCACTTTTTCAAGAATCTGAAGATAGAGAGGATTTCCTTTTCCTTCGTAAGGCGGATTTCCAACGATGACATCAAATTTAGGCATATTGTTTTTGTCCTTCTGTGTTAAAGATTTTACTACACTCTTCCAGTTCTGTTTGGTGATGGAAAAATACTTGCAATTTTTGTTAATCTTTTGAAAATATGTATAAAGGTCTTTACAATTTCCAACGAAAGCCACATTTTTTTGAGCCATTTCAGCAAGATAATTACCAGGAATGTTCGTGATAAAATTGTTAAGATTTTTGAATTTCATAGTGTTAAACCCTTTTGTTTTATTTTCTATATCAAATATAGTTTATTATCGCAGTTTTGTCAATGGAAATATAGAAAATAAATGTAAAAAAATGTTTACTATGCCAAAAATTTTTCCAATTCCGAAACTTTAGCCTGACCAACCATAGCCATAATTGTGTTCAATCGTTCCATCTGCTTATGATTTGCGATTTTGTCATCATAGCAAACCTGTTCCTGAAGATTTTTCTTAATTTCGTTAATTAGAAGGTCGCAACCAAACATTTCAGCAATACCAGCATTAACATATTCTTCCAGCTTTTTCTTCATATTCTTTTTGAAACGCTTGAAAGAAAGTTCAACTTCCGAAATTCGGCTTTGTTCTTCAGTATTTGGGTCAATCTTTGTATAGACTGCTTTACCTTCACCATCGTTCAAATTGAACATTGTACCACAGTCGGAATGATATTGTGCTGCCATAAAATTGAAAATTTCACTATGGTCTGCATCTCGGTCAATGAACCAAACCTTTCCGAACTTCTTCAAATTCTTCTTTTCTTTGTTGTGTTCAGCATTTTCACGTTCTGTATTAGAGAGATAACGGAGGCAGCGACCAATCGTCTGGATAACAGTTCTCTGGTTGTTATCGTCATTTTCCTTCAAATCGTAAATGATGCAGTCTGTGAAACAATCAACGTCAATGCCGCAAATGAGCTGCTTAATGTGAATGACTACCTTAAAACCTTCAGCCTGCTTAATTTCTCTCTTAAATTCGTCAATTCCACCCTTAATTTCAACACCATTATGGCGCTGCTTACCATAGAGCTTATCGTCCGAGCAACAGGTAGAGAATGTGTTAATTCCATCTTTGACCAGACGCTTTGTCAACTGCTTTAGTTCTTTTTGAGAATGAACAGTAACGAGAACACAACGCTTCAACTTTTCGTTCTTATTTTCACGTTCAATTCTCTTAATTACAGAATAAATAGAATCCAGTTTGTTGCCGATTTGAGTACATACTGCCCAGTCAACATCCAAAATCAGTTTGGAATCAATGGCCTGTTTAGACGAAATATATTTAATATGTTCGTTATTGTCATTTGCGATTTTGTGGATAACTTCAATGTTGTTATCTGTCTGCGTTGCTGAAACCATAAAGCAACGAGCATTGTGACTTTTCATAAATTTTTGAAAATCTTTAAATTGAATGTTACCAGAGATACCAGTTTCAATGTTGTCGGTGGAACGGTTTTTCTGTTGTGTATTCTTTTTAGCCATTAGTTTACCTCGTATGGTGGTTTCTTTTTACACCATATAATATAGAAATAAACACACAGTCTGTCAATATAAACTGCGTGTTTTTATGTAAAATTTTGTTTACTTATTTAAGATTTGCCCAGGATTGATTCCAAATGTTTACAAAACTCTTATTATTTCCGACTGACTTTGTAATAGTATGGCGACCGATTACAGAAAGCTGAGTGTAGTTTTCCTGCTTTTGTAAAGAAATAGAAACATTGTTCAATTCATCGCCGAGCCACATTACAAAAAGATTATTGTTTTCGTCAGGGTCAGTAATTCGTTCTTCACCACCTTGGGATTCAGCAACCAATTTTCCAAACACATTTTCCCAACCAATCATTTTATCGGAATGAGAAGACCAAAATTTAATCTGTCCAGTAACCGGAATGTTGTCCTGATTGACTGCAATAAAGTCAATACCATAGTCATCTTTTCCAGTTCTGTCATACGGAGTAACATTTGTTAATGTAACCAGTTTGGAAGGATTTCCAACACCCTTTTCCAAAAGGATATTATTCTTTGGCATAATTTCAATAAAGAAATACTCGCCAACTGCGCCCTGGAACCAAAATTCAATTTTCTGTTCTTCTTCAGGAGTGTATTTTTTCGGATAAATTAATTTAACAAACTTGAAATACTTCTTTGAAGTATCAATACTCCACTTACTCAGTTTGTCAATATCCAAAAAACCATTTTTGTTTGAAACCTTCTTAAAATCAAATTCAGTTGGGTATGCTTTATAGAACTTTCCGATAGAAATTTTTGTCCACTTATTCCACGAAAGATACTTTGTCCAAAAAGTTGTGTCCTTTACAAATTTTGTGTAAAGATTTACGACATCATCCGCATCCCAATACTTAGTCAATTTTGTAATCATTGTTAGTTCTCCTTAATAGACAAAGTGTGGCTTTCGTCAAAATAGAAATGAATCGGAGTGGTTTTCTTTATAAGCTTAGCATATTTTGTGAACAGTTGTTCAACAGACTGATGGCAAGCAACAATGAAAATATATTTTGACTTCTTATCAGTCAAAGCAGTAACGGTATCGCATTTTCTAATTTCTGTATCAACACCACCAATTTCAATGTTACCAGTCTTTGCCTTTATATCACTAGATAGCTGTCCGCAAATTGCGTTATCCGAATTTATTAAACCGGCTTCGTAAAGTGTTTCAAACATATCATTTGTAAATTGTTCGTTCAAACGAAGGATCGGTGTAGAAACTACGAAAATCTGTTTTTCATCACCACCATTCATAATCTGGTTGGCAATATCCAAATAAACGATTGCAGATTTACCAGCACCAGTCGGGCAAGAAATGTTACCGAAATTTTCTTTGAGCATAAATTCGTTAACTTCTTTCATCAAATCACAACGAGAATCATTGTGGGTTTTGATAATATCAACGAGCCATTTCATTTTTGCCATAGTGATTACCTCTTTTCTAATTGTTTACAGTTTAAATATAGATAAAAACTGGGGTTTTGTCAACCCCAATTTTGTAAATTTATGTAAATTTATGTTTACATTCCATTTACATTGGAACTTAATAGCAATTTTATATATTTACACTACTATGACTAGGCAAGAACTAATAGATTTGATTAAAAAACATAATTTGGATGATTGTGGTGATACACTATATTATAATGATAAAATGATTGCCCATTATATTAATATGACACCAGGAGCAAAGCCTTGGTCAAAAGACGAAGTTTTCATGTTACAGTTTCATGGAAATGTGAAATTTACAGAAACGATAGCTGAAGCAGAACATTTGATTGAGCAACACAAATTGGATATAAAGAATTATCAGATTTTGAAAAAGATTAAACGAATGGAGAAAGATTTTGAATAGTACAGATATAATAAAATTTGTAAAGGATAACCATCCTGAATTTGAAATTGCACATGATAAAATTGCTAAAACATATTTAATAACAGATACAGACAATGATTTATCTGTGGCATATTTACATAAAGATTCATTTTATTTTTAT